GTGCGCGGCGCAGGGAGGGGCCGACCTCGTCGACCTGCAGCTCAACGACCGTGCGACGTTCACCCTGCTGGGTGTCGTACGAGCGCTGGGTGAGGCGACCCTGAACGATGACGCGCATGCCCTTACGCAGCGACTCGGCGACGTTCTCAGCGGTCTCGCGCCACACCGAGCAGCGCATGAAGAGGGTGTCGCCGTCGCGCCACTCACCGGCGTTACGGTCGAAGGTTCGGGGCGTCGATGCGACGGTGAAGTCGGCGACCGGCGCGCCAGCCTGTGTCCAGCGCAGTTCGGGGTCAGCGGTCAGGTTACCGATGACAGTGATGACGGTTTCTCCAGCCATGTCGTTACTCCTAGTCTTTGCTTAGCCAATGGTTCCGGCGCGACCCTCGAACGGGTACGCCTCGAAAGTGATGCCGATCATCTTCGAGCCGAGGCACTTCGCAGTCATCGGTGCAAGCAGATCGCACCGAGGGTCAGGCCCCTGCAGGTAACGCTTGTCGTCGTCGGGCAGGATGCCCGCGTCAACGAAGCCGTCAACCATCGCCTTCAACGTCGGCATGTAGTTGTGAGGGTCGCGGCGGCTGGCGTCCGGGAAACGAAGCCAGGCGACGAGACGCAGCCTCTCCGACTGTCCAATGCCTGCCGCACGAGCACGGATCATCGCCGTCGTGCGCAGATTCTTCACGGTCGGCGCTGTGCGTCGACGGTCGCCCCGATCATTGAGCGAAAGCATCTGCGCGGACGGGATGAGAATCTCGTCAAGAGTCCAGATTGGCCGCATTATGCTGCCTCCTTAAGTGCAAACGTTGTGAGCTGGTAGATCGCGGAGGCTCCCTGCTGTGGGACGACGCCGTTTCCGAGCAATCGGAGCTGCTGCTCGCGTGTCAGCCTGAGATCCTCACCGGTCACATGTCCCTCGGGCACGCCCATGAGCCACTCAACGAAGCGAGTTGATAGACGCGCTCGCCCCCCCTCGCGCGTCGGTGGGACAGTCGGAGCGGGAGCCGGACGGCCGAGCACGCTTTCCCATCGGGCAATCGCTTGCTCGTAGACGCCGAGCGTGCCGGCCTCCATACCTCTTGAGACCTCGTGCAAGTTCGCGCCGTAGCCAGCAGAGGACGCCGTTGCGTTCGTTGCCTGCGGCGTCGGCAGCATCTGCACCGCCTGCGACAGGCTCATGCCCGTCCCCTCCTGGTGCCTCCCCGCCTTGTGGTCCGACGCGGTCGGCGTCGGAATCAGGGCACCAGGTGCTCGACCTGGTCTGCGAGACTCACCGAGTGCCCCCCTGCCCGCCGCTTCTCCGGAGGCTGCGATCCCCCGCATGTCCCAAGGCTCGCCTGCGGGGTGGCTAGTAATGAAAAGCCGCTCTCGCTGGTGAGGGGCACCGACGTCGGAAGCGCGTATAGTGCACCATTGCGCGTCATACCCGACTGAGGCCAGGTCTCCGACCACACGGCCGGCCGCTCGGAGAAGAGGTCCATCTGCTCGGTTTCCCAGCAGTCCCTGCTCTGATTCCACCAGACTGAACGCTCCACTCGACAGCGCCCCTCTCACGTTTTCCCACACGACCAGACGTGGCCTTAGCGTCTTGATCGCCTCGAACATCGACTCCCACAGGCCCGACCTCGTTCCCGACGCCATGCCAGCACGGCGACCTGCGAGGCTCAGATCCTGACACGGAGAGCCACCGCAGATAATGTCGACAGGCTCAACGTTCGACCAATCGACCTGCGTGATGTCCCCGAGATTCGGGACACCCGGCCAGCGCACCTCAGCCAGCCTGCACGGGCCAGTCTCAACGTCGCTCGTCCAAGCGATCCGCGCCGCAGGATCGAGCGCCATACGGACGGCCATATCAAGACCGCCGTAGCCGGTGAACAACGATCCGATGGTGGTCATTGCGCGTCCACCTCTTCCCTGTCCCACATGCGGTAATAGGGATTCTCAAACTCGCGTTCCCCGCGCGGGTTCGCGATCTCCAAGAGGACATCCGCATGACACGGCTGATCAGCAGGACACCAGCACGCGAGATCGAGGCCCCAGAGATTCCGCGCCGCGCACCCAGCGACGAACCTCCCCTCTGCCGTTTGTTTGATCCACTCACGAAACTTCTCGACAGCCTCCGCAGGAGACTCGACGACAAAGGCACCGCCATATTTAAGCTCAAACTGCGACCGAGCGACCCAAAACGGATTGCCGTATGTGCTTCCTCGCCCTACATACTTCGTGTGCGCCGGCATCTTCCAGCCGCGAACGCGGCGGCGCTGAATCCTGATCGGGAGCCTCATCGCTGCTCATCAGCCCATACGCCGACCTCCACGAGCTCGGCAGGCGTGTAGCCGCGAGCGCGGGTGAAGTCGATGATCGTCTGAGCGCAGCGTGCGTGCGTGAGCGCCGAGATTGCGGTTGCCTCGGTCTCTGCGTCGATTGTGACGCGGACGTTCGAGCCTTTCGGCGCGAGCTGCTCGCGGCAGACGGGGCAGCGGTGGAAGGCGCGGACGGTGCGCACGGTCTTGATCTCGATCATCGCTCGGCCTCTTCGCTCGCGATCGCCGTCCCCTGCGCGACGTTGACTAGCACGTCGATGGCCTCGCAGACAGCGAGTCGGATTTTGCGAGCCTCATAGGGGGTGCTGGCGTACCTCGCGGCGATGTAGCTTGCACCGTCTGCGACGCCTGCTGCGGCGACGACGATTGCCGCCTGCAGCTCTCGCACTCGGGCGATGAGGTACGCGATGTCGACGGCGGCGTTGGCCTCGAAGTCCGCGACGGCGGCGTTGTACGCTGCTGTGACCTCTTCGCGTGATGATCCGGGGTAGCTGCGGCCAGAGAAAGCGACTGCGTTGAGCCGCGCCTCGATGTCGTTGATGGTTGTCATGTGCGTTTCCTGTCTGTGCTTGTCCCCGCGCTGTCGTTGCGCGGGTCTCGTGCCCGCCAGGGACTTGCACCCTGGTGTCTGCTGGTCGGGCTGCGCGATCTTCTAGCCGGTCCCGCCGTGTTTTTTCTGGTTTGCGGGTGGCCTCCCCGTGGCCGCGCTCATCGGGGAGCAGTTTCAGTCGCTCTCTCGCAGCTCGTACTCGCCGCAGTTGAGCTTCTTCTCTGCCTCTTCGAGCTTGTTGACGATCTCGACGTAAATGTCACGCTGAGTCGAGATCGCACGGCGCGCGAGGTGTCGGGCATGCAGGTTCGAGATCTGCATCGTCGCCTCAAGATCTGCATCGGCGGCGAGTACGACTTCCTGAGCGTCCTCGCGGATGAACCGCGCTTGCTCTGCGTCTAGGTAGACGGGTACCTGCGCAACCTTCATTCGTCGTCCTCCGTCGCAGTGGTGACCTCATCCGCCGCCTCGGCAGCTGCTCCCGCGAGCGCGACGCTCCGGACGAGCGTCCCGGTGCTCTGCATCCCTCGGTTCGCCGTCGCGCTCATGATCGCGAACGTCAGCGCGTTCCCGACCTTGACGTAAGCGTCCGCGAGCGCGCGGCTGTCCTTGTTGGTGGTTCCGGATGTGACTGCGGTCCTGTCTGCGAGCAGGGCCTTGAGTGCTTCGCGGCCCGCGTTTTCAGCGAGCAGGACCGCAGCGATAGCCGCGTCGGTCTGGTCCAGTTCGACGGTGATCTTCTTCTTGAATCGCATAGTCTTTCTCCTTCCGCTTAGTGGTGTGGTTAGGCGACGGGCGGCATGTCGGTCGTCGCGGCGGCGATCTTCTTCGCGGTTGCTTCTCGCGCGTCGGATATGTCCAGGGCATTGTCCAGGGCTTCGATGACCTTCTCCAGCCGCGCGATCACACGGCCGAGCTCGATCTTCGCGGCGCGGATAGCGACGTCGGTGTGGAGGCTCTCGACTCCCTCGTGGTCGATCTCAGCGGATAGGCTTTCCTCGTACAGGAAATCGCGCAGCCACACCACAAGGTCACCCTCGAGGGTGAGCGTCACCGGATTTTTGAGCGGCTTCGTGCTCATCGGGCGGTCTCCTCTTCGGGCTTACGGCCTTCAAGCAGGTGAAGGATGAGCAGGCCAGCTCCTGCGCCGCCCATGATTGCGCCGATCATCAGCAGCAGGCCGCTGGCGGTCGCGCCGGTCTTGGCAAGGCGCTCCTGCGGGGCAGGGGCGGTTGTCGGTGCGGGTCCCGGCTGCGGCTTCTCGGTGGCCTGTGTCGGGGTCGGCTCAGGCGTCGGGGAGGGCTTCACGGTGTCCGGCGTCGGCGCGGGCGTCGGCGTCGGCGCGGACTGAGGTTCATCGGAGGGCTTCGGGGCCGGTGTCGTCGGCGTGGGCTCCGGGGTCGGGTCTGTGGCCGGGCTTGTGGGCGTCGGCTCGGGGGGCGGCCCCGTGGAAGGCGTCGGCGCGGGCGTGGGCTTGACGGTGCCGTCACCGTCCGTGCCACCGTTAGACCTCACAGTCGCCGTGGATTCGAGCTTCAAGCCGTTGATCTCCGCGTGATTCGTCACGGAGGTCTGGCCTTCAGGAACCTTCATCTGCTCGGGAGGGTAGACAATACAAGTCTTTACACCATCCGGGGCTGTGAACTTAATGGTGTTGTTGTCCACCTGAGTGGCAGTGATGTTTTCGGTCGTGGCCGGATCCCACGTGTCGGACTTGGCACACTTCACCGACGTGTTGAGGCGGGTGTCGAAGTCCTTGACGGTGTACTCGGTGCCGGGGGTGGCGATCCACTTGATGCCCCAGCCAATCGTGCCGTTGTCGTTTGACCACCCGAACTTGATGTTTTCGGGGCGGGCGTACTCGTAATGAGCCGGGCCTGCACAATCACTCGTGCACTCTCCGGTGCCTTCCTTGTCCCCCCACACGAGCTTCTTCACGGCCTCGCCATTCAGGGTGATCGTGCCCTCGTTCGTGCCGACAGCGGCATCTTGAAGGCGAGCACGTGCCCACCAGGTGCCCTTCACGTCCGCCTTGTCCTTGTAGGCGTCCGGCACTTCCTTGACCGTACAGGTCAGCGTCGCCTGGTCGGCGATGCACTCACCGACGACCGACCCGTCGTCGAGCATGAAGGGGAACGACGCCGCCCACGTGAACGGTGCGCCGCCGTTCGTCGGCTGGGTAGAAACCGTGAACGCCTGCCCGACCGTGAGCTTGGGCGTTGCCCAGGTGCCCGCGACTGCGACCTCGCTCGAGGTCTGGCGGGAGGACGAGGTCGCCTTCGTGACCTGCGCGGTCATGGCCGGCATGTCCTCGACTGCAGCGTTGGTGGCTGCGCCGTACGGCAGCGCCAGGGCTGCGATGGTGAGGGCGGCTCCAGCCGCCCAAATCTGCTTCTTCATCGGTCTGTCTCCTTCTTGGTCTGTGTCTTTCTGACTGACGGGTAGTAAGTGAGTCCGCGCGTCGCGCGGTCCTGAGAGTCGTGAGCCTCGGTCGGGTAGGCGAGGGCCTTCTTCCTTGCCTGCCGTACGATCTCCCGCGCGGCCTTGTCGTGGCAGGGACGGTCGTCGGAGGCTTCGAGGCGGAGCGGCAGCGGTGCCGTGCACGTCGAGTCGGTCATCACTCGACCCCCACAGGGAGGGAGGCGACTCGCAGCACCTCGAGGACGACGCGGATCTTCTTCCGGTCAAGGTCGACGAACACGCGCGGCGTATCGACCGCGAGGCACCCGTTGACTTCGGCCTCGAAGATCACGTCCTGCATTGCTAGGCACATGATGTGGGGGAGCGAGTCGTCGCCGGACGGGTCGTAGTACGTGAAATCCGCCGTGCGCTGCAGGAGCGTCGTGCCCTGCGTTCGGGCCTTGCCCGCGTCCTTCGCCATGCGCGCCGCGATGTCCTCGAGGGTCGCCGCGCGGGCAGAGCCTCGCCATACGATCCAGGTCAGGACGACCATCGACGCCAAGAGCGCCAGGGCGAGGCCGGCCAAGACTTCCGCGCTCACAGCGACCACTCCCGCCACTCTGCGTAGACGAGGACGCCGCCGACGATGGCGAGCGCGACTCCGGGGAAAAACAGCCACTCGGGCCAGCCGTCCGGATTGTCGAGGCCACGCATGGCGAAAGCGATCACGAGCGCTGCCAAGAGGCACACGCCACCGATCATGGCCTTCCACGGCCAGACGCCGTCGGTTAGCCACCTGCACAGCCACACGCACCTGTTTCGCATGCTATTCTTCTTCACGAGCATCTCCTTACTTGCTCCAGCGCCCCGCGTCGCAACCGCAGGGGCGCACTTCTTTGCCTTCTTCGCCGGTAAACTTCACCAGCTCACTCGCGGGAATCCTCAGCAGGCCCCCGACCTTGACCGAACGGATCGCGCCCGACGCGATCAGCTCACGAACACCCGAGTCCGACGCCTCAATCAGCTGCGCAAACGTGCGCACCCGGTACGCGACCGGCTCCGGCGCTTCCCGCTTCATCGCGCGTCACCACGCTCAGCGGAGAGATCCTCATCGGCGGAGCGCAGAGCACACACGCCGCGCGAGCAAACACGGCATCGCCCCGCCGACGAGGAAGATTTAGCCGCTTCACGCCTGCGGCGGTCGCGAATGTCACCGAGAACCTCGGCGACCATGCCCGAGATCAAGATGACCAGGCCAAGACACGCGGCGGCGGTCAGTGCGACCGCGCATCCCAGCATCACGCTCTGGCATGTCATTCCTCGTCACCGCCGTCCCAATCGACGCGGCGAGCCTGCAGGATGATCGATCCCGACGCAGCGTCCTGGATCGCGTACCCATCCGACTTGGCCGTATCGTCACCGCCTCGCGCGCGGTACATCAGCTCCCACGCGGGCGTGCCGAGCGCCAGCCCGATCTTGTCGAGATCGACCGCGTTGAACCCGCGATGCCCGTTGAGTCGCAGCGAGATGTACGGACGCTTTAGTCCGGTTTTCTCAGCGAGCTCAGTGATTGTCATGCCGACGCGAGCTGCTTCGTCGCGTATGACAGCAGCGAGGCGGTCAGCATGAGTTGCCCGTGATTGCATTACTTCTCCATGTTCGTTGTTGCGAACGGTTACGCATCAAGTATGTTCGCAACAACGAACGTTGTCAAGTCGATTTGCGAAGTGTCGTTCGCATGTGCGAACATTGAACGTATGGGAAACGCACTTATCGCAGCTCGGCTAGATGCTGAGATTGCCCGGCTGCTTTCTGAAGAACAGAAACTTTCCGGCGTCAGCCTCCGCGAGCTATCTCGCTTGTCAGGGGTGAAGCTCACGCGACTTGGTGACGTCCTTAAGCGCGGGCGCGCCGTCACCGCAGGCGAGATCGAGAGAATTGCCGAAGCTCTCGGGCTTGAAGGCTGGAAAGTGCTTTTTGCTGCACAGACAGGTCGCTCGTATGCCGAGGCCGACGCCGCCCTCGCTGAGCGTCAATCCGCTAAGGACGCGGTTATCAGCAATCCTCTCTGACCGCTGCTTAGCGCCTGACAATAGTCTGCCCCTGCACCGCGAGAGACTCGATCATCGGCACAGGGGCAGGATCTGCGCGGATCAGGTCGGCGCATGCGGCCCGGGCACCACGCCCTCGCTCGTCGAGGCGGCGTAACGACAGGCACAACATGGGAGTCTCGCCATGTGGTCCTACTTCCGCTTGCTCACCTTACTGAGTATCTTGTGAGACGCAGGCCACCCATTTTGGGGCATCCGATGATGCGCCCCATAACTCGGCACGCATGCCAGCGACGGTGCGGAAAGACCCTCCGTCGATTGCCAGACATACGGAGACCCTCATGCTCGACTTCACTGCCATCGACTTTGAGACCGCGAACTCGAAACGCGCTTCCGTCTGCGCTGTAGGCGCGACTCGTGTGCGCGACGGGAGAATTGTCGAACGCTTCGACCAGCTCGTTCACCCGCCCCTTGGATACGACGAATTCAACGATTGGAACATTCGAGTCCACCACATTCACCCAGAAGATGTTGCACAAGCGCCCTCATGGCCCGAGGTTGCACCCCGCCTAAGCGCGTTCATTGGGGACGACACCCTGGTAGCACATAATGCGAACTTTGATTCGTCCGTCATGGTCGCCGCGTGCGAAGCAACAAATCTGCGATGGCAGGTGCCGCAGATGATTTGCACGCTCGAACTCGCCCGAACTCACCTGGAACTCCCAAGCTACAAACTCACGCGAGTATCGAAAGAACTCGGACTCCCAAAGTTCAGGCATCACGAGGCGGGAGCCGACGCAGACGCTGCAGCACACGTGCTTATCGCACTCGCAGCGAGGCTCGGAGCAACCACCATCGCAGAAATACAAGCCGCCGTCCCAGCTGGCAAAACCGCCGCAACACGAACGCTGCCAGACTACATCATTCCCCAGGCGCGTCAGATTATGGCCGAGCGCGGATGCCTCGCGGACCTTTCTGAGCTGAAACACCCCGATGGACGCGCTAATAACGGCGAGCCGTGCGTAGTCTGCGGGCAACCAGTTCCCCGCAATATTCACTACACGAAACGCGACCGGCACACGTGCTCTGACAAGTGCGACACATCGCTCAAACGCCGAGCACAGCGGGCACTCGACAAAGTAATACGCGACATGTAGGGAAAAGTGGACTGGTTAAGTCCTTCCCGGGAATGCCCAGAGCGTCGCGCTGCGTTTGGGGCCCTCATTTTTGGTGCCAAAAGTATCAACGCTGCTTCACGCTGGCTGCGCGGGCCTCCATGCGCGCGATCATTTCCAGCTCGTATACCTCGTCTGCGCGCTGATAGCGCGCGGCCATCGCCGGATCAGACCAGCCGTACCGTGTCATTAGTGCGCGCGTTGTCGCGCCCGCCTGCCCATACCTCGTAGCCGAGTAGTGCCGTAGAGCATGCCAGCCGCCCGACATGCCGGGCGGAATGACGATCCCGGCATGCTCGTGCGCTGCGGTCAGCATCCGCGTCAGCGCCGTGTCGCGCGCATAGCCCGAGCCGCCCGGCGCGGGGAAAAGAATCGCGGACGTCCCCTCGTCGACGTGGTGACGCAGATGTGCGCGCATCGTGGTAGCGGTCGCTGCCATGAGCGCTACCGTGCGGACGCCCGCCGTCGTCTTGGTCGGCCCCGGCTCCAAGTGCCGGCCGGCGCGGTGTAGAGAGCTCTCGACCCGGACGCTCATCCCACCGTCCGCACGCTCGACCAACGACGACCGTGTCAGTGCGAGCGCCTCATTGATCCGCAGGCCAGCGTCCGCCAGCAGGACGACCAGTGCGCGATACTGCGTCGGCATCTCGTCCGCGAGCGCGGCGACCTCCGCAGGGGTGTAGAGGTACTTCTGTATGCGGCGAGCTTCGCGCGCACCCCCTTTGATGCTGAGCGGATTTGCGGTCAGTAGGGTGCGGTCATCGGCGACCGCCGCATTCAGGGACGCTCGCATGGTCTCGTAGGCATTCCGGCGCGCGCCGGGCGTGGCGTCTAGGTCTTTCCACCATTGCGAGAGATCCGCAGTGGTGAGGTCTGCGAGCTCACGCTCTCCGAGGTAGGGGAGGACATGCCGGCGCAGGTCTGATCGACGCTTGCGCAGGGTGCCCGCCGCGGCTGTACGCTCGAGGTCTGCGAGCCAGGCGTCTGCCCAGGCGGCGACGGTCAGTCCCCTGAGTGACTGCTGGCGTGCCGCTTCGGCCTCCCGTGCGGCGATGTCTGCGGGGTGTTCCCACGTCCCTGCAGCGATGGCAGACCACTGCGCGGCGAGCCAGATCTCCGCCTCGCGCTTGGTCGGGAATGTGTGCGGCGCGGAGATGCGGGGCGCGCGGCCGGGGCCGGTGTAGGTAGGATCGTCGAAGCGGGCGCGGTAGCGCGGCTTCGAGGTGGTGCCCCGCTTATCGATGGTGCCAAAAGACTGCCTGCCCATCGTGTCCGCCCTTCGCGCTTGGGTACAAAATGGGTACACGCACAGCATACCGGACGGGCGTTGCGGGATATATGGGACGTATGGAATCGTGGCGAAAACGGCAGCGGGTCGCCAAATCGGGACTTTCGCGCAGTGCTGCGCGGATCTGCGCGCGGCCCATTCTTCGATTCCCCCCATCTCCACACACTCCTATCTATCGTTGATCGAGACCCCGTGTGTGCCCCCCGAGGCAAAAAGTAGCGAAAAAAACACCCCCCCCCCGGGGGGGGGGGGGGGGGGGGGGGTCTTTCATGCGTTGACACGCGATTCTAGCGCCTCGATCCGTTTATAGATCGAGCTGTGCGTGTCGTGGGCGTGCGAGTCGATCATCCGCTGCGCGGCCTCCCGCGAGGTGCGCTCAGCATGAATCTCATCGGCCATGTGAGCGCCCCGCTCGTCGATCCTGTCGATCCGCTCTTTCATGTCCGACAGGCTCACTCCGTGGCTGTCGAGCGTCGATGCGACGCGGTCGACCGTTGACGAGAGCCCCGCTAAGCGCTCGGGCAGGACCACGAGGGCGCCGACTGTTTCGCTGACGGCCTTGACGGCATCGCGGACTTCGTCGAGGTCGTCTCTGAAGTTCGTCGAGTGGTCATTACTGACCTGCGCGTCGGCCGACTGTGCGGCTTCCTTCGCGTCCTCTGCGGCCTTGGTTGCGCGCTGTAGGTGCGATTCCATGCTCGTCTTGAGGCGAGCGAACCACATTGCGGCGACGCCACCGAGGCCGGCTAGGAGGATCGCAATGAATCCGTTTGTAGCCTCGACGACCTTCGGGTCGGTGAAGATGCCACTCACAGCTACGCTTCACCGCCCGAGTTGCTGCGAGTCACCGCCTTGGCCGCGCTTGCTCGCACGTCGTCGATGGTCTCGCCTCCGGGGGTGAGCGCGCCGGTCCAGTCAATGAGGCTCACGCCGCCGATCTTGATCCCCGAGAGGATCTGGTAGACGGTCCAGGCGACGCCGAGGAACACCGTCGCCTGCGAGACGATGAGCTTCCAGGTCGCCGGGTACGAGCCCGACACCCAGACGCCTGCCGTCACGACGACGGCGACGGCCACCGTCAGCCAGACTCGACGCTGGCGCGTCCAGTAGGGACGATCAAGCGCCGCCTGAACGAGCGGCCACACGACGCCGATGAGGACCGACGTCACGAACGGATCGGACTGCAGGCTAAGCAGAATGTCACTCTGATTCACGTCTGTCTCCTTCTCACGCGCTCTCTGCGCCCGCGAGCGCGATGCTCACGGCGGCGTTGGTTGCTGCCCCGTAAATCTCGTCCTCATACGCTCCGACAGCAGTCTGAATGCGGCCGACGACGGCGTCGTGTGCGGCTTCAGAGTTTTCACCCCAGATGCCGTCCGGCTCTGCGCCCACGACACGCTGCGTGTACTCGACGCCGAAGGGGAATTCGTTGCCGCCCCAGGTGGATGCGGCTGCGACGGCGAGGATGCGCTGGCGAGTGTCGGGTCCGAGGATGTTGTCGGGGTCTGCTCCGACTGCGCGCTGGATGGCGGTGATATCGGTCGGGCCGGACTGCGCGGGAGCTGCGGCGGTTCCGCCGTCCCAGCGGCCATTGTCGATCATCCATGCGAGCACGACGTGCATGTCGACCCAGCCGAGGATGTCCTCGTCGTAGCGGTACTTCACCAGGACGCCGTTTCCGTTGTCCTGGGAGCCGCCCATGCTCGTGTTGCCCTCAACGGCGCGGTACAGGGTCGCGGCGGGGTCGGGCCAGGAAGCGCCGACGTGGTCGGCGATTCCATCTCCGTGCCACTCGTAGATCGCCTGACGACCGTAGCCCGGTTCGTCACTCCACGCGCCGATCTTCTGCGCAAAATTCTTGATGTACGGGACGTAGTACCACCACGCCGCATTCATGAGGTTGACGCCGGCCTGGAGGAAGCCCCAGACCTGGAAGGCTCCGCACCAGGCGTAGCCTCGGAAGTCGCTCTTGCCGACAGCGTCCCAGTACTTGTCGCCGCCGACATGGCCGACCTCGTCGAGCATGGCTCGCAGGGCGGTGTCGACGGCTGCGACGACGCGAGGATCGTTAGGGGAGGTGGTCATGCCTGGCCTCCTTCACGCTGAGTGATGTTGCGTTCGGTCAGTAGGCCGAGCAGCTCGTCCTCCTGCACCTTGGTTTCGGGCATCGTCTTGGTATCGGGTGCCATACTCTTTTCCTTTCGGGGGTGTAGGAAGCCCCGGCCACCAGGTGCGGTGGTCGGGGCTGGTTTGTGGCAGGCCGGGGCTGGTCTGTCAGGTCTTGATGATGAAGTTCATCGAGAGGTACGGTGGCATGATGTTGAAAGGCTGCGAGCCGCCCGTGACTTGGGCGACGGCTCGGTCAAGGTAGCCCGCACCGAACGACGAGATGCCGGGCCATCTGCCGCCGCCCGAGAAATCCGTCTGATAAATGCCGGCACCGCCGCCCCACTGAGTAGACTCGCCGCCGATCTGGTGCTGGTGCCTCGGCATCTCAGCCGTCGTCATCGTGTGCTTTTCCTCGCCACCCTGCTCACCAGCAGGATGCGCCGACGACGCACCGAACACGAAACGGCCGCGCAGATCGGGGACACGGAAGTGGAAGCCGTTGCCGAACACCCTCGCCAGCTCCGGGTACGTGCGCCGGTCGTACTCCTTGCCGTCGCACAGGAGCCAGCCGGTCGGCGCGGTCGAGCCAGCGAAGGCCGCGATGACGCCGGCCGGCGTCACGACCGTGATCGCCTCACCAGGATCGCCCTTCGGGCCGCGCGGGCCGGTCTCACCCTGGTCACCCTTCGGGCCGGGCGGGCCTGCCGGGCCTCGCTCACCCTGATCGCCCTTCGGGCCGGTGTCGCCCTTCGGGCCAGGCGGGCCAGGCTTCCCCGCCTCTCCGGTGCCAATCCCTGTCCTAGGGCCACCGCCCGAACCATCCGGCGTGATATAGCGATCCGTGTATGTCCTCGTGGCCGCGAGCGCCTGCATGTTCCCCTGATGGATCTGGACGAGTACACGGTCCCCCGGGTTCGTCTTTGTGGTCAGGAGCTGGTCAGGCACTGCCAGGATGGCGTCGTTCTCGTCGTCGCCTCGTCTCCACAGGTCCGCGTCGAATCGAACGTTGATATGCCCCTGCCTTGCTGCTCGGACGCATGTTGCCCACTGGTATGTGGGCTGCGCGTCGAGCTTGCTGCGCAGCTCAGCGACGACGTCAGCGAGATAGTCGAGATTACTCACCTGGGATCTCCTTAATTGTGGTCGTAACGAGCGCTGTTGGCGACAGTGGAATCTTCATCTCCTGAACTGTCCCCCGCAGGCGCTGGCCCTGCGAGATGAACTCGACGACCTCGCCGGGCCGGATATTGATCGGCAGATGCTCGATCACGAGCGACGCTGCAGGCATTGCCTTCTCTGTGAGGATTCTCTGCGCGATTTGGTTGATTGCCGCCTGCGACGTCGCTTTTACGCCGGTTTCGACGTGCATGATTTCGCCGCGGTTTACCGTCGAGAGCGGGTCGCGCGGATTGTCGTTGCGCGCGACCCCTACGACGGCCGGCGTCGGGCCGGCGGCATACTTATTTTCGCCGCGCTGTGTATCGTCCGACCCCGGCGTCCCAACGCAGATCACCACGTTCGGTACCGAGAATACGTCTCGGTCGATTGTCCAGTCCGCCGAGTGGATTGCCGAGTCCCCCTCGCGGAAAACGTATGACACCGGCCGGTGCGACGGCCGGATATACGGCCCGCCCGTGATGACACCGTACGGATCGGGGGTCAGTGCCCCCCATCCGACGACGCGGGCGCAGTCGTTGAACATGGTGAGGACGTTCGTTCCGACGTCGTACGTGATCGCCTCTAGGATGTCGCCGTACTGTCCGTCTTTGCCCCATTCAAGGAAGCGCGTGAATCCCATCCGCAAGTTACGAGCCCTTGCCGCGTATCGCGCGGTTAGGCTCCACTGCGTTACGTCTGTCAGGTGCGCGTGCGACACCTGCTCGATACGGTCAGTCGCCATACGGTCGAGATACGCGAGCGTCGACAGTAGCTCGACCTCCCGCGTCACACGATGATCATTGACCGAGCGCGTCGGCGACGACATCACGAACGTCGCGACCGGCCAGCCCTCCATACCGACCGGAACGTAATCGACCCTGGCGTGCATATTGAACCAGTCGATCCGCTGACTCGTCTCTGTGAGGCTCAGCTGCCCCGATGCTCGCAGACGCGATGTCGCCGACAGAGTCACCGACCCGGACTCGACGCCATCGAGCAGGCCAATATCCTGCCCGTCCGGCGTCGTGAGCATCACCCGATAATCGGCCTGCCTCACAGGCGATGCATCAGCCACGATTCACCTCCGTTAGCTTCGCCGAGACCGACCAGATCCCGCCGACCTCGCGCCCGAACTGGACGTCCGAGAGCGAGCCGTACAAGACGCGGCCGAGCGGGTCACGGTACATGAACGGGGCGGGCATGTACGCCAGATCCTCAAGCGCCTGACGTTCACGCGATGACGAGTCCAGCAGCGCCGCAGAGACCTGCACGACACGCTGCCGCTGCGTGCCGGACAGCTCGACACCCAGTTTCCTGCCTGCGAAGTACTTGACCTCGCGGTTCACGAGACCCATCTGCGAGCCCGTCACCGGATTCCACGCTAGGCGTACAGACCGAGAGAAGCCCTGCCCGGCCGAAATCCATACCGCCTGCGAATCCGCGAGCGCGTCGATGATCGTGACGGAGGATGAGGGCATTGCCGACGTCGCGGTCACCCGGTATTTCGTGATGCCGTTGGTTAGGCATTCCCGGTCTTTGTACATCGTCGAGGGCGGGAGCTTATCGGCCACGAGTGTCCAGGTTGAGCCGCCGTCGATTGAGCGTTCGAGGCGCGTTTCGACGGTCGGCGGCTGCTTGCTGCCGGCCGGCACTGCGGGGGAAGCGATTGAGACGAGCATGTCTCCCTCATCTTCTTCCCAGGATGCCGTGATGATCGGCTCGGGCGGCGTCGGATACTCGACCTTGTACCGTCGCTGCACGGTGGTCGAGAGCCCGTAGCCGTCAGTGAGCGTCACTCGGATGACGTACTCCGTGCGATTCTCGAGGCGCGCCTTGAAGCGCAAGGGCGCGCGAGAGAACGTCGGCTCGACGCCGAGCGCGGCCGCGCTGCCCTTGATCTGCTCGATGGCCTGCAGGTTCGACGAGAGCAGCTCGCAGAGCACTGTCGAGATCGTCGTCGACGAGCCCTTCACGTGCGAGACCGTGAGTGCCCCGTCGAACGCGGAGCGGTCGAGCGTAAGCGAGTCGGGCGCGAGCGCGACGACCGGCGCATACGTCACCGTCGTCCGCCTGACTGGCGACCAGTCCGAGTACTCACGATACTGGCCCTTCGTGCGGATCTGGTAATCGATCATGCCCGCCGGCAGGTCGATAGTCTTGGTCTGCGCCGACCCCGTGACGGAGGCGAACTTCCAGGGCGTCGAGTCCCCCGCCCTGTGTCCGTCTGCCGTCTCGGTGTATACGGTCGCATACCGGATTTCCGCCGCTTCCTGCCAGGTCTCGTCGAGGGAGTTATGCGCCCACGTGAACGGCACGGCTCCGACCGCAGCGTACGTGCCCGGCCCGGACACGGCCGGGATGCCCGGCTTCTGCAACACCTGGATCGTATTCGACGGGGCAGACCGCTCGGATTCCAGATTGTCGGTCTTGAGGATCGCGCGGTAGGTGTGCGGCACCTGCAGGTCCGCTGTTTCGTGGACCCAGCCGTCCGCGTCGGCGCGCACCTCTCCGACCTTCTTATCGCCGTCGAGGATCTCGACCGTCGCATCCTGCGGATACGCGAACGTCGTTTTCCATGTGACGCGGATCTGTCCGCGCTCGTTCTTCGCGGCCGTCAGCTCCGCTGGCGGCTCAGGAGCTGTCGACACACCGTTCGACTGCGGCGACGCCGGGCCCGGAATAAAGTCTGAGACGTCTCGTACTCGCGTCGGGATGATCGGCGAAGCGTAAACCCTGTACCAAAACCTGTCATTTGCGTACACGGCCTTCGTATCGATCACGCTGAACGCTGGGGCCGTCGATCCCTCGACGTTCACCCAATCGACGACGTGCCACTGGCGAGGAAGCCACGGCCCTGAGTAATTATCCGAGTATGCGTCCCAGCGCTCGATCACGTACGACCGGATCGGCGACGACGCATCTGCCGCCTTCGCAGCAGGCCACGACACCGATACCGACTTGCCATCATCGAGAAGCAGCGCCTTGCAGTACGACGGCGCTGACGGCGGCTTCGCCGGACGCGCAGGCAGCGTCAGCCACGCCTGCAGGGCCGGGTGGCCACCGTTCCAGATCGGACCCAGCGAATAGCCGACGCCAATCGAGCGTTCCTGATTCGGCAGGAGATTCTCGCGCCAGTGAGACGTCCCCATGTCCTTGTACACGGTGCCGCCGGTCGGCGACGAGAAAGACACCGTCTCCGAGCCTGTCCCTACGTTGCCCCACCAGGAGGTGCTTGCCGAGAAATTATGACCGTACCCATCAGAGCGCAGCCAGAACTGCGCGTACACCTCGACGTAACCCTGATGCGGGTCGCCTGTGTACCACATCTCGACGCCGACCGACATGTATCCGCTCGACGCTGACCATTGGATCGCCATGAGTTTACTCCTTAGAATCCGATGCGCTCACGCAGCGCAGAACGAGACGCGGGCGCGAGACCGTCAGACACGACGCCCCCGGCCTCGACGCGCATCCGGCCGATCAGCTGATCATCCGAGTCACGCACGACGAGGTACTGCGGGCCGGTCGCCTGGATACGCGCAAGGCCAGCCGTGGCACCAAAACCCGCCGTGACCGACAAAGCGCCAGCCTCAAGGCCAGCAAGCTGCTCCTGCCCGGCCGCAATCGTGTCCCTGATCGCCGCCTCGAACAGCGGCGCGCGCTGCGCCGCACCCTCAGCGAGCGCCTCGACAATCGAGCGACCCGAATACAGCGTCCACCCGTGGCCCGAGAACGGACCCTTCTTTGCCGGCGAGAACGGCAGATACTTGCGGACACTGCCGAGCAGGTCAGAGACCGCGCCCGCCGCCGCGCCCGCCATCGACTTGATACCGTCGATCAAGCCCTGGATGATCTTCTTACCCGACGAGACCATCATCGACGGAACGTTCGCCAAGACGCTCATGATCTGCTTCGGCACATCCAAGAAGATGTTTTTCAACGCAGGTAGGGACTGGACAATGCCGTCGATCAGGCCCGTCAAGATCTGCACGCCGGCATTGAGAATCAGCGGCAGATTCTGCACGAGGACCGTCACGATTGTTGTGATAATCTGCGGCAGCATCGCGATCAGCTGCGGGATCGCCTGCACGATCCCATTGATGAGGCCGATCAAGAGCTGCACACCAGCGCTGATTATCATCGGCAGATTCGTTATCAGCGTCGTGACGATGGTGTTGATGATCTGCGGCAGCATATCGATCAGCTGCGGGATCGCTTCGAGGATGCCGTTGATCAGCGTCGTCAGCAGCGTGATTCCAGCCTCGATGATCATCGGCAGATTCTCCACGATGGTCGTGACGACAGTCGTGAGGATCTGCGGCAGCATATCGATCAATGCCGGCAGCGCCGTCTGCAGGCCAGTGATCAGCGCCTTCAAGACCTCGACGCCAGCGTTGATGAGCTGAGGCAGCGCCTGCACGATAGTCGTGACTAGCGTCGTGACAATCTGCGGGAGCGCCGCCGCCAGCGTCGGGATCGCCTGCACGATCCCATTGATGAGGCCCGTCAGCAGGCCCGCCCCCGCCTGAATCAGCTGCGGGATACCCTTCGACAAGGCGTCGAGCAGCGAGGTGATAATGCCCGGCAGCGCTTCCAGCAGCACCGGGATCGCCGCCGTCAGGCCAGCCGTCAGGCCATTGATCAGCTCGACGCCCGCATTGATAAGCTGCGGCAGCATATCGACGAGGCCCTTCACGAGCGCGACGATCATCTGCGCGGCCGCTGGGATCAGCTGCGGAAGCCAATCCGCGAACGCGTCGACGAAAGATTCGACTATCTGCCCGGCCATATTCAGCAGGACCGGCAGAGCGTTCGTAATGCCGGTGATCAGGGTCTTGACTGCCTCAGCGCCCGATGCGATTAACTGCGGCGCATTCGAGACCAATTCCGCCCCGTACTTCGAGACGTTGAGGATCATGTCCGAGATCATCGTCTGAATCTGCGTCGTCAACTCACCGCCCGACGCCTGCACCAGCGCACCGATGCCAGCGACCGCAGCAGTGATTAGACCGCCGAAGGCCAACACCTTGCCGAACCTCGCAGGATTCAGGAACATTCCGACCTGCCCGATCAAGTCCTCGACAGCCGACCCGACCGGGCCAGCAGCGCCCGCGAGTGCCTTCCCCATCTTCGGGCCGAGGCCGTGCATCGCCTGCACAGCCGGGCCGAGTGCCTTGCCTGCGCCCTCCTTGAGGACGCCGCCGATACCGGAGAGCTTGCCGCTGAGAGTCCCGAATGACGGCCCGATGTGCTTGTCGCCGGCCTCGCGGATCACGCGGCCGAAGCCCGAGAGCTTCTCGCCAATCGCCGTAGACGCATTCGACGCCGCCTCACCTGCACCCGCCTTCAAGGCGCTGCCGAGGCTCTTCGCGTGCTCTCCAACGGACTCGATAGCCGGCGCGAAAACCTTACCCGCGCCCTCCTTCACTGCGCCGCCAAGACCCGAGAACTTGTCCACGAGCGCGGACGGCGAGGGGAGCGCGTCGAAAGCTCCGATGATCAGCGACGGATCAGCGAGTAGTGTGCCCGCGCCCGCGAGTGCAGCGAAGCCTCCGGTTGCCTGGCCGAGGGCTTTGGCGATGTCCTCGAGGGTGAGCTTGCCGTCCTTCATGGCGTCGGCGAAGGGGCGGAGCTTTCCGGCGAGGACGTCGACGTATTTGCCCGCGTTGTCGAAGGCGGGGCCGAGCTGCTCGCCGACTGCGTTGACGATGTCAGTGAGCGGCTCCTTGACCTTGTCGAGGGAGGCGACGAGGCCCTTCTCGACGGCCGCTTCGAGGTTGCCCCACGCGCCCTCGAAGGTTGATGCCGACTTCGCGGCTTGCTCGGCGACGTCGGTGAAGCCCAGGTCCATGAGGGCCTGGTTGAATTCCTCTGCCGTGATTTGGCCTTGGCTCATGGCGTCACGGAAATTCCCGGTGAATGCCGCGTTTTGCTTGAGGGCTTCCTGGAGCTTGCCGGATGCGCCGGGAATGGCTGCGGCTATCTGATTCCAGTCCTGGGTCGTGAGTTTGCCCGCCCCGTTGATCTGGACGAGAGCGAGCGCGACTTGCTTGAACGTCTCCTTGGTTCCGCCCGCGATGGCGTTTACGTTGCCGGCTGCTTCGGCCATCTTGTCGAAGTCTTTGACGCCGTTTGCGGCGAGCTGCGCCGTGACCGACTGGATGTCCGACAGGTCGTACACCGTCTGATCGGCGTACGATTGCGCAGCTTTGGTCAGCTGCTTGATGCGCGAGGGGTCAACGCCAGCGAATTCGAGCGTCTTCTTGAACTTGTCGGTTGCGTCGGACGCTGCAATCGCCGCGGGGATCTGCGCCGTGAGCGCGGCCGTGACGCCGCCGACCGCTGCGGCGACGCCTCCGAGGCCGAGCTTACCGATTGAGGAGAGGGCACCGCCGATATGCTTCGACAAGGACTGCCCGATCTTCGAGCCCCAGGACTCAGAGGCTTCAGTGATGGCGCTTGTCCCGAGTGCCCCGAGCTCTTCCTCGATCCGCTTCTTCAAGCCCTTAAAGCTCGGGACGACGTCGATCCACGCGGTACCCAGGGAAACACCTTCGGCCAATGCCCTCTCCTTATCTAGTTTTCAACCGCCACTCGGGCAGCGCCCAGCTGCTGGTCGATCCAGTCCGTGTCGGGCATGGTCTCGATTTCGACCCTTGTGCCCGGGCGCGGGATCGGCGGCGGCGCGCCCCGGCCCTTCTGCGCTTCATCGGTCTTTGACCATTGGAGCCAGCGCAGAGAGTCCGCCTGAATCGCAGCGAGATGTGTGTCGAGCGACCTCCACTGCCACTCTTGATCGATGGCACGAAGCGTCCAGGATTCCGTCTGCTTGATGACGACGGACGCGAGGCGCGCGGCCTGACGGGCTGGCATCTGACGCGGGGCGCGCCCGAAGAACCGAAGGAAATCCGCCTCCAGCTCATCGGGCGCGCGCGTCAGGATCGCGGCGAGAGTCAGGCTTTTGGGGCCAGCTCACTCATGATCTGGACGAGCGTCTCCGTCGCGGCGGTCGCCGTGACTCTGCCGTTCTCGCCCCTGATAGCGTCAAGCAGCTCCTGCGCCTTGTCGCCCGCGACCGCGCGGAAAACAGTCGGCAAGGCGAGGATGTCGCCGCGCTGAATCTCAGCAAGCGACTCGAGCAGCTCGAAGTCATCGAAAACGGCCGGATCGACAAGCAGCTGCACGCCCTCGACCGTGATCGCTCGCAGCCCCTGCAGGTCGTACTTGACCGTGCCCTGATAGGACTTGATGGGCTTTCCGGGTTCCGGCTTCGAGACACCTGCCGCAGTTGCCAGCTCTTGCTCAGACACTCCGAGGATGCCGCTAACACGCTCAAGCATCTCTTCGCCGGTCATCGGCAATGCGCTGCCGTCAGCGTGACGCGCGACAGGGTATCCGCCCTGCTCGCGCGGGCCACCGTGCCACTCGATCTCGACGTCGCTGCGCAGCGGGGCTGCGACGTTCTCAACGTCATCGGGGTCGTCGGGGTTGCCGGGCACCATCTGGTTGTAAAAAGTCATCGCGCTAAACCTTTCTAAGTCTGTGAATACTTGTCGCGCCTAATGTTGGTGGAATGGAGAGGGGCGGGGCGCCACCCCCCCCCTCCCCCCCGGGGGGGGGGTGGGGCGGGGCTCCCCCCCCCCCCACCCCCGGCG